CTGAAAGGCATCTTTGATGCTTGTGCCACCGTTGGCCGCCCAGATATGGCTGGTGAGCTGATGCTGTCGGACCTGTCTCTGGAGCAAGCCCAGGAGCAGCTGTTCGCTAAGATGGCGGATGAAGGTGAAGAACTGCAAAACCATACCACTGACCCGGAGGCAAACGGCCAGAGCCGCAACTACCTCCTGGAAATGTGCCAGGCTGCGGCAAAAAACGCAGTGGAATCTTAACCAGTAACGGGAGGCGAACATGCCTGTACACGTAGAACCCAAGAACCTGCGCGATGTCCTGCTTTATGAAGCACAAAACGGCTATAGCCGTTCGGTCATGGCGCTGAATGTAACCGAGTTGGGGTCGGTGGTGAACGCTGCCGGTGACCTGATTGTTCCAGGTGGCACTGCTGCCGAGAAGAAAGCGGTCGGCGTAGTGGTTGCCAAAGGCACCGTGGTCGATGCTCATGCCATTGTCCTGCAAAAGGGCCTGGTCTTCCCGGACGGCATCACTGATGTCCAGAAAGCGGCAGCACTTGCTGACCTGAAAGCCATTGGCGTGAAAGTACGCTAATACCACCCAAATATCCTAAAGCCCGCCAGTGAGCGGGTTTTCTTGTTTTAGAGGGCCAATTTAATGGAAATGGCAAACCCTTTTGACCATCCGTCGTTCAAGGTTGCGTCTCTGACCGAGTCCATGAACCTACTGCCGGTCAATTACGGTGACAGCCGAGCGCTGTTTGCCCGTGAGAAAAAAGTGCGTACCCGCACCATTCTGGTAGAAGAAAAGAACGGTGTTCTTACTCTGATCCAATCCCGTGAGCCTGGCTCAACGGAGAACGTAGCTAAGCGCGGTAAGCGCAAGGTTCGCTCTTTCGTTATCCCGCACCTTCCTCTGGAAGATGTGATCTTGCCTGATGAGTACGAAGGTCTGCGCGGCTTTGGTACCACCGCTTTGGCGGCTAAATCTGAGCTGGTGAAAGAGCGTCTGGAAACCATGAAGTCTAGCCACGACATCACCCATGAGCACTTGCGCATGGGCGCGAAGAAAGGCCAGATTCTGGATGCTGACGGCACCGTGCTTTATGACTTGTATGCCGAGTTCGGCATCACCAAGAAAACGATCTACTTCGACCTGGACAACAAAGATGCGAACGTGGCCGAGTCATGCCGCCAAGTGTTGCGCCATGTAGAAGACAACCTGCGCGGCGATGTGATGAAAGACGTGTCTGTGGATGTGTCTGAAGAGTTCTTCGACAAGTTCATCAAACATGCATCGGTGAAAGAAGTCTTCCTGAATCACGAAGCTGCTGTGAATCGCCTGGGTGGTGATACTCGTAAAGGCTTTAAGTTCGGTGGCCTGATCTTCAACGAGAACCGTGCTCGCCATGTGGATGAAGAAGGTGAAGAAACCCGATTCATCAAAGCGGGTAAAGGTCATGCGTTCCCGACTGGCACGACCAATACCTTCTTTACTGCCTTGGCCCCTGCTGATTTCAATGAAACCGCAGGCACACTTGGCAAGCGTTACTACGCGAAGATGGAGCCTCGCCGCATGGGACGTGGTTTTGACCTGCATAGCCAGTCTAACGTGCTGCCGATGTGTTGCCGTCCTGGTGTGCTGGTTGAGTTGGATGCTGCGGCCCAGCCTGCTGGCTAAGGGGTGATAGATGAACGAGCAGAACCGGGACCTGCAATTGCGGGTTCTGCGTGAGCAGATTGAGATTTGGGGTGTAAAGGCCACTTGGGTGAGAGCGGATGGCGCAACTGAGACCGTAGAGGGCTTGCTCTCTCTGGCTGAGGGGGCTGTCGATGCGAGTTATAAAAACCCGAACCAGTTCTCCCAAATTGATGTGGCTCAGGTGGCGGGCGTTTTCGTTATGGAAACCGACCTGGTGCCAGGTGATCACGGTGACCGGCTAATGGTCAATGGTGAAGCCTTCATGGTTCTGCCGTTCAAAAGTCGTACCGGCAACCAGGCGCAAACCCATATCCCGCTCAAGCCATGGATAAACAAAGACCACAACTGGCGGTGACATGCTGCAGCTGAATCTTCAACTTGATCAAGAGCTGGCCTACCTTGAGGCCCAGCTGATGGCTTCTGTTCCTCAGATACAGAAAGCTATCGACCGGGCGTTAAAGAAGACGGCCCGTTGGCTGGAAACGCACAGTAAGCGAGAGCTTGGCCGTGAGTTAAAGCTACCCATCAAGGTGTTAACGGTTCGCTTTCAGCACACCTTTTACCTGAAAGACGGTGAAAAGGCGGTCAGTGTTTGGTTTGGTCTCAATCCTGTGCAAGTTCGTCATATTGGTAAAGCCAGGCAAAACCGCAGAGGTACCCGTGTTGGGAAGCATCAATTTGATGGTGCTTTCTCTGCTGCCATGAAAAGCGAGCACTTGAATGTGTTTCGCCGTAAGGGGCGAGAGCGGCTGCCGATTGAGGTGGTTCGCTTGCCAATTGAGGAGCAAAGCAACCCCATTTTTGAGCGGTACTATCAGCGGGCGCAGGGGCGGTTTACTGAGCTGCTGCGCCAAGAACTCAATTTTGCATTGAACCATGAGGGCGCATGAGTCAAACGACAATTACCGAAGTGCATGAGGCTATTAAAGCCAAGTTGCGCGAGACCTTCCCCAAGGTGACGGTCGACGACTACAACCCAGAGCCTGAGCTTTCCGTACTGGCTCCAGCATTACTGCTTGAGCTTGAGGAATTTCCTATGGGTGCGGATGTCGGTGATGACCGCTACCCGGCAGCCTGCCGCTTCTCTGTTCATTGTGTTTTGGGCTGGGAAGTTAAAAGCCTGGCGTTGGAGCTATGGGAATTTTCCGCCGCTGTGGCCCAGCTGATTCGCAAGAGTGGCGTATGGGTGAAAGGTGGGGTGCTGACTAAGCCAGAGGGCTTGGAAGTCTACCCCGGCAGTTTTCGCAAGGACACCCAGCAGGGGTATGACTCCCGTGTTGTAACCTGGAATCAAACCTTGTACCTGGGCGAGTCGATGTGGAATGCGGATGGAATTACGCCGCAAGAGATTTACCTGGCGTATGCCCCGGGCGGTGATGTGCCACCGGCAGATGAGCATGAGAAGGCAGAGTATGCAGGGGCTCCAAATAGCTGAGATTGAGCGCCTTCTTCATGGTTTGGTCCGTGTTTGTACCGTGACTGACCATGGCGAAGGCGGCCAAGTAAAGGTCACCGATGGTGAGCTGAACAGCACTTGGTTAGACCGAGCGGTTGACCGGGCTGGTGAAGACCGAGAGTGGAAGCCGTTGGACATTGGCGAGCAAGTTGTTGTGCTTTGTCCCTCTGGTGATTTTGCTCAAGGGATCATCATTGCCAGCTTGTACCAGGACGGGCATCCGGCACCCAGCAGTAACCTCAATGAGGAGCGCAAGGTATTTAAGGATGGCACGGTGGTGAGCTATGACCGAGAAAGCCACCGGTACCTTCTGGACGTGAAGGGGGCCGATGCCACGGTTGATGTGATTTCAGCGGGGACGCTGAATATCAAAACGACCAAAGACATCAAGGTGGAAACCTCTGCCAATGCCAAGGTGACCGCCAGCGGCAATGCGGATGTGACTGCCGCAAAAATCGGCCTGAATGGTGGTGCGCCGTGCGTTACAACAGCTCATATTTGCCACTTTACTGGCAACCCTCATGGGGATGGGTCCAGCACAGTGACGGCGGGGAAATAACATGGCTTTAAATGCTCAGACTCTTGAAAGCCTGATCACGTCAAAATTGCAGGCGGCAGGCTTTAAAACCTCTGGTCAACATGCTCAATCCGCCAAGATGGCTAAAGCCATTGCAGAGGCCGTGGTGGAGCATGTTACCGGAGCGGCAGAAGTGCCGGTCACTGGCGGTTCCAGTGCTGGTACATACAAAGTTAAGTAGGTGGAATATGCAAGGGATGAACGCACAGACCGGTGTTGTCCTGTCTGGGGTTTCCCACTTGCGCCAGTCCGTCCTCAACATTTTGACCACCCCGCTGGGTAGCCGTGTCTACCGGCGAGAATATGGCTCCCGACTTTTTGATCTTATAGACCAGCCGACCAATGAAGCCTGGGCTGTGGAGGTGTATGCCGCCACGGCTGAGGCTTTGGCCCGTTGGGAGCCGAGGATAAGGCTCAAGCGGGTTCAGGTTTACCGCCAGGATAACGGCTCCATGCTGATTGACCTGGAAGGCGAGTCCCTGGTCAACGGTGAGTCGATTCTTTTAGACGGCCTGCAGGTGGGGTGATATGACCGCATTTAAACTCTTGGATCTGTCGAAGGTCCCGGTCCCGGACATTATCACGTCCCCGGACTTTGAAACGAAATACGAAGAACTAAAGGCCATCTTGGTCGGTTTCAATCCAGATTATGCCGAAGTGTTGCAGCTGGAGTCTGACCCGTTGGCTGGAGCCTTGCAAACCTTCGCTTATCGCGAACTGGTGCTCGAGGCCAAAATTAACGATGCCACCCGAGCAAATATGCTGGCATCGTCAAAAGGAAATGACCTGGACGGGATTGGTGCTCGCTACAACGTGGAGCGACTGGTTGTTCAGGAAGGGGATGAGCTGGCACGGCCACCGATTCCTCGCATCATGGAAGATGATGACAGCTACCGCCGCCGGATTCAGATGGCGTTTGATGGTTTGAACACAGCGGGCAGTGATGATGCTTATGTGTTTCATGCACTGTCGGCCAGTGGCAAGGTGTTGGATGCGGATGCAACCAGCCCGAGCCCGTGCAACATGGTGGTGACGGTATTAAGCCGGGATGGCAACGGCACCCCGGATAATGACCTGCTGGTTGCGGTTCGCCGTTACTTCGGTTTGACCGATGATGGTTTAGCGCCTGCCAAGCAGACGTCCAAAGTTCGCCCGCTGGGTGATCGTGTGATGGTGGTTCCGGCCAGTGTGACCGAGTATGCGGTCGTTGCTGAGCTGACCATTCTGCCTGGCCCTGCTGGTGATGTGATTCGCCAGACTGCCGAAGCGGCGGTGCTTGAGTATGTCAACGACCGGCACAAGCTGGGTTATGACGTAACCCGCTCTGGTCTTTATGCTGCCTTGCACCGTCCAGGTGTTCACAATGTCCGGTTAATCAGTCCAGCGGCTGACCTGGTGATGGATAATACCCAGGCTGCATTTTGCACCGGTGTGACCGTTACGGTGGGAGGGGTGGATGAGTAATTCACTGTTACCGCCGAACGCCAGCGGGCTAGAGCGTGACATCGAGCAGGTGATCGTTCAATCGACGGACTTGCCGATTCGTATCAAGGACCTGTGGGACCCATATTCCTGCCCTTTGTCGTTGTTGCCTTGGCTGGCCTGGGCCCTGTCTGTGGATGAATGGGACGACCGTTGGCCGGAGCATATCAAGCGGCAGGTGGTGCAAGATTCTTTTAATGTTCACCGTTTTAAAGGCACCCCATATGCGGTGCAAAAGGCGCTGGACAGTTTGAATATCAAAACGCACCTACGGGAGTGGTGGGAGCCTGACGGAAGCCAGGAGCCCGGCACCATGACCGTGGTGGCCTTGATTAACGAAAACCTGACCGACGATGACAACGGGCTGATAACCGAAGCCATGCTGGAGCAGGTCACCCGGGTTATTCATACCGCTAAGCGCGGCGTGATCCACTTTGATGTGGAACTAGGCATTAGCCTAGAGGAAACCCTGGGCCTCTCTGGTGCTATTGGGCCCTCTATCGCAGAGATAGACTTTTCTTCTGATTTTCTACCTATTGTTCCGGAGAAGGGTAGTGCTGACATGTCTTTTTCTGCAGCGCTCTATGGTATTGGCTCTGCTGATTTTCTTGCTGATATGTCTGGCGTTGTTCCAGATGAGTCCAGCAGCCATGTTTTCGTTTGTGGTGGGCTGGCTGGAATATCTGCATCGTGGTTGGAATTTGAAGGAGACCTTTAATGGCGGGGTTAAAACTGCAATTCACTGAGGCCGGGCTGGCAGAGCTTATCTCTGCAAAAGAGCAGGGCATCAAGGGGGCTATTTCTCATCTTGCTTTTGGCGATATGGCTTATACGCCGAATAAGTCCCAGACGAGACTGCAGCGAGAGCAAGAGCGAGTAGAGATAGCTGATTATCAAGATGGTGGGCTGTCTTTGCGAATGGCTGCTGTTTTTTCTGGTGAGAAAGAATATGCAATCAGAGAAATAGGCGTCTTCTTATCAACAGGCACCCTTTTAGGCGTTTACTCGCAATCAGGGAAAACCATTGGCTACAGAACTCCGTCCGTAAAGGTTATGCAGTGGTTTACGTTAAATATAACCGCATTGCCTTCGGACAGCGTAACGGTCGTTGTTGGGACTGAGAACTTAAACTTAATTCTTGATGCGGAGTTTATGGAAAGTGCAGCCTCTTTTATGAGGCTTGGCGCTGCAACAATTAAGCAGGCGCTGTGGAATTTACAACTTAGCGAAAAAATCCGAGCTTTGGAGAGCTGATTAATGGGAACAATTACAGAGCAAATTGAAAGCTTAAAAACCGCCTCCGCTGAGCAAACAGCCGCATCTCAGGCGTTGGCTCAGGAAGTATCAGGCAAAATGGCTGCCATCGATAAAAAGACCAATGACTCGATAGCTAAAGTCGAAAGCACTTATGACCAAAAAGCCAACGGCTTGACGATCATTGCTACGGACGGCTATCGCAAAGCGGTGGAGCATAACTCAGGTGGTCGAAATACTGTTATTTATGATGCCCAGGGAAATCCTAATATCATGTGCGTTATTCCGCGCTTCAATATCGAAGACCTGGGATTAACTGAGCTTGATCTTGGCATAGGCGTTCATCCTGCATTTGTAACGAACGGAGCGCCTCGTGGCGAAATCCTTGTCGGCAAATATCTGGCATCATCGGCGGCGGGCGGCTCTGCCGTTATCGGCGGCCCTCAGCCGCGAACCTCGGTTAACTACGACACGGCCAAGCAGCTTTGCACGCAAAAGGGTGACAATTGGCACCTTATGTCGATTCACGAATGGGCCGCCATTGCGCTCTGGTCTTTTGCTAACGGCACAGTGCCTCGCGGCAATACGAACTATGGCCGCAGCCATGAAGCGAAGTGGGAAACCGCTCGCCGCGCCGATAATGGATTGCCTGGAGATACCAGTGGCACAGGTCGAACCGACACAGGCAAGGGCCCAGCAACGTGGAATCACGATCATACTGAGTTCGGTGTATGTGATCTGGTCGGCAACGTCTGGGAATGGATTGACCAGATGAAATTGGATGACGGCCAAATCCTGACAACGCTGGATAACAACCCGGCGGTTGCTGAGGCTAACTGGCATCGCCATCCAGCCTATTTTGATTCGACATCCGACAACCAAAGCGGAGCTGGCAGCAACGGCTCACCAGTACTCAGCAATTCAGTGACCAAGCGCAACGGGCCAGCTGACGACGATAGTCACGACTATCCGCACATGCTCAACCCGCACTTTGCTGCGATCACAAAGTCGGATGGGTATACGCCAAACGAGCTGTTGCGTCGATTACTCATCGAGTCAGCAACCACAACGACAGTTGGCGGCGGTCTCTGGTGTCGCAACTATGGTGACCGATTCCCGCTTCGCGGGGGCAACTGGGGCAATGGCTCGAGCGCCGGGCTGGGCGCGCTCGTTCTGAACTATGCGCGGTCGGGCTCGGGCGGTAGCATCGGTTTTCGCCCCGCTTTCTTTGTGTAACTGTTAACTGATTCTTTGGATGGCGCACGGTAGTGCGCCCTTTAGTTGTGCGGAGGCAAGTTGACAACGCTAATCATTGAAGAAAAATGCCGGGAAATGATGATGTACGGCTATCAAGCAATAAAGCAGTTTCCAAAACATGAGCGCCATGTTTTAGGTGCGGAAATCAGGCTTTCAATGCTGCAACTTCAAAGATTGATCATCACGGCATTTAAGCGATACCACAAGAAGACGACCCTGACCGATTTAGATATCGAGCTTGCTATATTGAAACGGCGAGTCAGGCTCGCCAAGGACTTGCGGTATATCGACATCAAGAGATACGAAATATGGGTCGGCCAACTGGTTGAGCTTGGAAAAATGATAGGCGGCTGGATACGCTCCGTTAATGCCAAGCAACAGGGGACGGCATTATGAATACGCGGAACCGATTCCCGCTTCGCGGGGGCAACTGGAACAATGGCTCGAGCGCCGGGCTGGGCGCGCTCAATCTGGGCAATGCGCGGTCGAACTCGAACAGTAACATCGGTTTTCGCCCCGCTCTTGATGTAGCCAGAAACAACCATCCCAAGGGATGCTGTCAGTGCAATCATGAAAAGGATGCCGCCTCCTCGGCCATAGCCGGAACAGATATAAAGCCCATTGATGCGTCACTGGGCTGCTCATTCGAGAAGATATTTGATTTTGAGAATCTTTTATCGGCGGCATACTCATGCCGAAAAGGAAAAACAAAGGCGAACGCAACGCTAGTTTTCTTCAATAATCTGGAAGAGAACATTATAGAAATACAAAACGAGCTGATGTGGGGCATGTATAAAATGTCACCCTATCACCATTTTTACGTATTCGAGCCGAAGCGCCGTCTGATATCAGCCCCGCACTTTAAGGACAGGGTTGTCCATCGGGCTATATACAATGTTATCGAGCCGCTGTTTGACAAAACCTACATCTATGACTCATACGCATGTAGACGAGGAAAAGGCACCCACAAAGGCGCTGACAGAGCTCAATATTTTATTAAGAAGGTGGAGTCAAAGCATGGCAAGGCGTATGCGTTAAAAGCGGATATTAGCCGTTACTTTTCGAGCATAGACCACCAAGTATTGAAATCTATCCTGGCGGCAAAAATACAATGCCAGAGAACGCTTGAACTGCTGTTTTACATCATTGATAACAGCCCTTGCGAATCAATGGGCGTGGGCATTCCGCTGGGGAACCTTACCAGTCAGATTTTTGCAAACGTGTACCTGCACGAGCTTGATAGATATGCAAAGCACGCACTTGGCGCAAAACACTACATCCGCTACATGGACGATTTTGCCATCATTCACCACGACAAGGCTGTGCTGCACCAGTGGAGAAAGGATATAGAGGAATTTCTGCACCTTTACCTGAGATTAAAAACGAACAGCAAGACGCAGGTTTTCCCCATCTCAACGAGTAACGGCAGGAGCTTGGACTTTCTCGGGTATCGAATTTATTCGAGCCATAGGTTGCTGAGAAAATGCAGCGTCAAGCGAATTAAGACAAAACTTAAAAAGTATCGGTCTCAGTTCGCTAAAGGTGAGATAAGTCTCTCTGATATAAATCAGAACATTCAATCCTGGCTTGGCCATGCGGGTCACGCCAGCACCTACAACCTTAAAAAGGCTCTTTTTGCTGAGCCATTCAGGAGGAAAACAGATGTTTAGTTACATCTTTCAAGGTCGAACTCACACAGACACGACCCGCAGCTATATGAATTCGCTTGGCATGACTCAGGAGCAGGTCGACTCTGTTCTGCAGCAAAAAGACTTCGAAGAGGCTCAAAATCTCGTCAAGAGAAAAGAGGCTTACCGCCTTGAGTCAGATCCTCTTTTCATGGAGTGGCAATACGACAATACACCTGAATCTGAGCAAGTATGGCGTGACAAGGTAGCGGAAATTAAGGCCCGCTACCCACTGCCAAGCGAATCACAACCAGCCGCCTAACAGGCGGTTTTAATTCCTAATCGAAGCCCTGGCCTGTGCCGGGGCTTTTTAGTTTGCAACTCAACGAAACGAGACCCGCAATGGCTGAACAATACCTACACGGCGCAGAAGTCGTCGAAATTGATAATGGAGCCCGCCCCATTCGCACCGCTCAAAGTGGTGTGATTGGTTTGGTGGGGACGGCACCAGATGCCGATGCCACCGCCTTTCCTCTGAATACGCCGGTACTGATTGCTGGTAGTCGCCGAGAAGCGGTCAAGCTGGGCGCAGGTGGTACATTGCCACAGGCAATTGATGGCATTTTTGACCAGACTGGCGCAGTGGTGGTGGTGATTCGCGTGGATGAGGGTGTGGATAGCGCGGCCACTCAATCCAACGTGATCGGCAAAGTGGATGCCGACACCGAGCAATACACCGGCATTCTGGCGCTGCTGTCTGCCGAGAACACCGTCAAGGTGCAGCCTCGCATTTTGATTGCCCCTGGTTTCTCAAACGAAAAGGCAGTCGCTGACCAGCTGGTGAGCGTAGCCGATAAGCTGCGTGGCTATGTCATTCTGGATGGTCCAAACACTACCGATGCCGCCGCGATTACCTACCGTGAGCTGTTCGGCAGTCGCCGCTGTGAAGTGGTGGACCCTTGGTACAAGGTGTGGGATGTGGAGACCAGTGCTCATATTATCCAGCCGCCTTCGGCTCGCCATGCTGGCGTGATGGCGAAAGTCCACAATACGCTGGGTTTCTGGTGGTCCAACTCGAACCAGGAAATCCTGGGCATTGATGGCCTGTGTCGTCCGGTGGACTTTAAGCTGGACGACCCGACCTGTCGCGCCAACCTGCTGAACGCGAAGGAAGTGACCACGACCATTCAGCAAAATGGTTTCCGTGTTTGGGGTGACCGCACTTGTTCTGCCGACTCTAAGTGGGCATTCAAGAACGTGGTCATTACCAACGACATGATCGCGGACAGTCTGGTTCGCAACCACCTGTGGGCAGTTGACCGCAACATCACCAAAACCTACGTCGAAGACGTGACGGAAGGGGTGAACAACTACCTGCGCCACCTCAAAAACATCGGTGCGATTGCCGGTGGTGAGTGCTGGGTGGACCCGGAGCTGAACAGCCCCGACCAAATTCAACAGGGTAAAGTCTACTTCGATTATGACTTTAGCGCCTACGCGCCTGCAGAGCACATCACGTTCCGCAGCCACATGGTTAACGGCTATCTGACGGAGGTTGTGTAAGATGCTACCGCAAGTAATCCGAGCAATGAACCTGTTCGCTGATGGTAAAGGCTATGCAGGTGTGGTGGAGGAAGTAACCCCTCCAAAGCTGACTCTCAAGACCTTTGAGCTCTGTTTTCAGAGCCAGCTCTACCTGATCCATTTCGTTTTCTGGTGGAATCGGCTCATCGAGCCGATACTTTTCGTTTTTGGCCAAGATACTCTCAATCTGATGCATAGCTTTAGTCATAACAGCTTATTCAAAGGATCTAAACCCGCAAGTTACAGACAGAAAATCCTTTGAGTTTTTTAATACTTTCAGTCTAACTCTGTATCTAAATGTAAATCAAGGGATTTATATTTGTTGTTTTTTTGTTGTTGTAAAATACAAGAAATAATCCCGCGAGTTGTTGAAAAAAAACTAAATACAACCACTATTTATATATACAGCAGCAACTGGAGCAGATCATGGCTTCTGTATTTTTAGAATCCATCCGTGACTCTAAAAATACAGAAGCCATGATGTGCTACAGTTGCTGCTGTATATATAAATAGTGGTTG